TAATGAAGAGTTTAGAAAATATGTTAGGACAACTTTTAGATGTGCCTATTTGTGGTGTTGAAAATTTTATGGGTGATATGTTTGGTCAAATTAATAATATTTTAGATACAGGTCTTGGTAGCATATTTAATCAATTAAACTCAATTCAAGGTGGTGGTATTGCATTACCCAGTAAAACATTTACAAAGGCGATTCAATTTGCTGACCTCATTACAGGTATTTTAGAATGTGATCAAACAAATTGTCCAGAAAATACATCTTATTCTTCAAAGAATGGAATTACAAAAACAGGGACTGATGACTTTGGTAGTTTGCTTGATAAAATAGGATTTAAAAACCCTCTAGATAAATTCTTAGATGGTGTAGATGGTATGATTGATGCAGATCCAAGTGCTCCAGATTGTTCAACAAATGTTCTCAAATGTGGGCCACCAAGAGTTGATTTTCTTGGCGGTCTTCCTTTAGGTGGCCAAGGTGCAACTGGTGATGCGATTGTCAATGTTCTTGGCCAAGTAATCGGTGTTGCTCTTAGGCAGCCTGGTTTTGGATATCAAGAACCACCCCTACTCTCATTCTTTGATAGTTGCGAAAATGGTTATGGTGCTGGAGGTTTTGTTAGATTGGGTGAGGTTACTGATCCAGATGGAAATAAGTCCACAGGTGTTGTTGAAGTTGTAATTACAAGTCCTGGCCAGAACTATCTACCAAATACAACAGAGACAACTCTTAATGAGGATGGATCTTTAACTGAAAAAGAAGTGATTCCAGATCCAAATGCTAATTATGATGGTGAGGTATCTTATGTTACCTCAATAGCAGATGTTGTTCTCACAAATACGGGATTTGGATATGAAGATGGAGATACAGTTGTGGTTGATGGTGATGGTGTTGGTGATGGCCAGGCTAAAGTTGAATTAATTATTGAAGATGGATTGGTGGCAGGAGCGAACGTTATTAATGGTGGATTTGGATTTACTAGTATTCCAGATTTACTCATAAATAGCGATACTGGCACTGGTGCTAGATTAACACCAGTACTTAAATTTACTAAGGTCGAAGATGCAACTGAACTTGCTCAAATATCTCAGGATGCTGTCGTAACTGTAATTAGTTGTATTGAGAAATAAACATGGGAAAATACAAAACTAAAGATAGAAAAAATGTAGAGCAGAGACAGTTCGCAAGATATAGTCTCAAGAGTGGTCAAATGCATTCCATACATGGAATGGCTAACTTTGAGGTGCAAACACAGGAATCACAGGCTTTTGGATTTTACTCAAATACAGGTCAAGGTGGAACTGAAGGTGGGCCTGGAACTGGTAAAGCACTTTTATATACGCCAGGACAATCTTTAGAAGTTCTTGGCACTGGATTAAAGACTCGAAGTGCTGGTGATAATACTGAACTTCCAGCAAAAATCATAAGATGTAAAAACGGTGATGTAATTGTTGATTGTTATAATGGTAACATTACACTTCGAGGGAGAAACATTACTCTTGATGCAAATGGTGGTGGTCAAGACGGACAAATTAATTTGATTGGAACTCGAATTATTGATGCACAAGCACCAGAGATTCGACTTCAAGGTGAAAAAGTATTGATTGACGCTACAAATAGAGTTGATATAATAAGTAAAGGTTTCTTTCAACTTAAGTATGGATTCTCATTAGCCGCTGCTCACGGTGACATGGATTTTGGCGTATTAGCACAAACTCTTAAAAAAGATGCCTCTTTCACACCACAAACTCTTGAGAATAGTTAAATGCAAATAATTAAAACACAGACAGATAAATTAGTTGTTGGGTCAAATGATGTAGCCTATACTGCACCTGATAAGTCACCAACAGGAACGGCGGTATTAAATGGCCCTGTTTATGTTGGAAAACCATCAGCTGCGCCAGGTTATGACGCAGTTCTCAATGTAGGTACACAACCAGCAGATCAATTGCCTGGAAATCAACAACCACCAATGAGTACTCCTTTGGGTATCAAACTTGATGGTAGTATGGAGATTGTTGGTGATGGTAGAGTTCCAAATGCATTGAAAATTAGTGGTGGACAGACCAATAAATTATTTGTTGATGGTGATGCATTTTTCTCTGGTGCGGTTGATTGTGGTAATAAGGGAAAACTCGCCGCTAGATTTTCTGCTGCAGATGGTAAACCAAAACCATTTGATATACAACATCCCACGAAAGGTGAGGGTCATCGTCTTCGTTATGCTTGTATTGAAGGCCCAGAAGTAGGAGTTTACTTTCGTGGTAGATTAAAAGAGTCTAATGTAATTGAATTACCATACTATTGGAAAGATTTGGTTCACGCTGATAGTATAACTGTTCAGTTGCAACCAATTGGATCAAATCAAAATCTTGTGATTCAAGAGTTTAATAATGAATTCATTGTCATCGCAGAGGATACAACTAATACTGATTTGATTACTGATTTATCAACCATTGATTGTTTCTATCATGTATATGGTGAGAGAAAGGATATTAATCCTTTGATAGTTGAATATGAGGGCAATAGTTGGGAGGATTATCCAGATCCTAACTTTGATCCAAATAAAGTTGATGATGATAAAAAAACTTATACTGATCCTCGTTTTGCTGGCCCACCAAACACCCATACCGTTTGAAAAAAATAATTTATACTGAAGAGAATTTTATTTCTCCTGATGAATGTCAAGAACTTATTGAATTATCTAAGTCAAATCCAGACGAGATGCCTTATGGTGATGAAAGTCGAGGTGGTAACACATATCTAACAACTCTTGATGGAATATACTTTGAGTCTCAGAAAAACAATGCTGTTGATAAGGTGACAAATGTTTGTAAGACATTTGATTCAAGAGTGATTATAGATTATGCGGGCGTAGTGAGATGGCCCTCTGGCACTTTCATGAAACCTCATATTGATCCACATAGACCCAATCAAGAACCTGATTTATTTGCAGCAGTTCTTTATTTAAATGATGACTTTGATGGTGGATATACTTGCTTTGGTGAGTATAAGATAAAACCAGAGACAGGTAAGTTACTTATCTTCTCAAACTCTGTATATGAACACTCAGTAAGTAAGATTGAGGGTGGTGAGAGATTTGCTCTCAGTATATGGTACAACCAATGAAGAAAGTCATATATATTGAGGAGAACTTTATTTCTCTTGATGAGTGCCAAAGATTTATTAATTTATCTCTTGCAAATAAAGGAAAGGAAAAACCTTATGGTGGTGGTGATACTTATCTAACTACGGTTGAGTGGAAAGATCACACAGCTGTTTATCTAGGTGGTGATGTTGAACCCACTTTACCATCATTAGATGATGCAGTTGTAACTAAGGTAAATAGTATTTGTAAAAGTTTTGACTCAACTGCGAATCTTGATTATGTAGGTGTCATAAGATGGCCTGTTGGCACTTTTATGAAACCACATGTGGATGACAACAACGTGCATAATCCAGATATATTTGCAGCGATGTTGTATCTAAATAATAATTTCTCTGGTGGATACACTTGTTTTGAAGATTTTGAAGTAAAACCAGAGCCAGGAAAACTCATAATATTCTCAAATTCACAATATCTTCATTACGTTAGTAAGGTTGAGGGTGATGAGAGGTTTGTTTTATCATTCTGGTATAACTCATTGAATAAATAAACTTAGACAGAATCTGTAATTAGAGAAGAGTAGGATGCCCCTTTCAAGACTGGAGAATTTTCTAAAGAATATACAAGGTAACGTCATCTACGTTGATCCCAATGAATTAGATGCGACTGATAGTATTGAAAACCAAGGAAACTCCCAAACACGACCATTTAAAACCATACAGAGGGCTCTAATCGAAGCTGCTAGGTTCTCGTATGTTGTAGGACAAAGAAACGATAAGTTTGATTTAACGACCATAATCCTCGCTGCTGGTACTCACACGGTTGATAATAGGCCAGGATTTATAGCTTATAATTCAAGTGATAATGCTAGATATTACACAAGATTTGGATCAAGTAATCAAATAATAAGTCCATATGGATTAGGTAGTAACTTTGATTTGACCTCACCTGATAACGAACTATACAAATTAAATAGTGTTCGTGGTGGTGTCATCATACCAAGAGGTACATCAATTGTAGGTAAAGACCTTCGTAAGACAAAGATAAGACCAAAATATGTTCCAGATCCAGAAAACGGTAATATCGAACCCAGTGCAATATTCAGATTAACAGGTGCTTGTTATATTTCACAGTTTACTATCTTTGATGGTGATCCATCTGGTAACGTATATAAAGATTACACTGCAAACTTATTCACACCAAGTTTCTCTCATCACAAGTTAACTTGTTTTGAGTATGCTGATGGTGCAAACGCAGTTCGTATCAAAGACAGTTTCTTAGATGTAACTTCAACATCAACTGATCTTGATATGTATTATCAAAAGGTTGGTGATGTTTATGATTCTGGTACAGGTAGACCAATTGAACCAGACTTCCCATCAGGTGATCTTGATTTCCAGACAAGAGTTGAAGAATATCGTATTGTTGGTTCAAAGGGTCAACAGGTTGGTATTTCATCTATCAAGGCTGGTAATGGTGCAACTTCATCTACTGTAGTTACTGTTGATTTAGATTCAACTCTTACAGATCTTTCAATTGATACTCCAGTTCGTATTTCTGGTATCAGTACATCAGGATATAATGGTATCTTCGTTGTATCAGAGGTTGTATCAAATACACAGTTCAAGTATGTAGTTACTGCTGCACCAAATAATCCATTACCAACACTGACAAGTGCAAACGTAAACATTGAAGTTGATACTATCAACTCTGCTTCACCATATCTATTCAACCTATCGAAGAGATCCGTCTTTGGTATGAATGGTATTCACTTAGATGGTGCAAAGGTTACAGGATTTAAGAGTGGATTACTTGCACAGTTTACAGGTAATGCACTACAGAAAGACGATAAGGCATTCGTTAGATATAATTCAACATCTGGACAGTATGAAGATTATACAAGTGTAGACAACTTACACTTAGATCCATCCGCTGTATATCGTCCTGAGTATGAATCAACTCACGTTCGTGCATCAAATGACTCAGTTATACAGGCTGTTTCAGTATTTGCGATTGGTCATAAGAGTCAATATGTAGCAGATACAGGTGGTGAATTATCACTTGCAAACTGTAATGCTAACTTTGGTGAGAACGCACTTCTATCTGATGGATTCAAGAACGCTGCA